TTACAGCGCGGCGGCGCGCGGTTTGGCTTTTTCCGGGTGCGGCTGAGCCGGAATAATATCGCCAGGCTTTACAATCACTCGCGCGACGGACTCATGCGTGGCGAAGGTGCAGCTGCAGTTAATGTTCTGGCATTGGTGATAGCGCTCTTTGGTCGCTTCACTCAGGTAACGGCTGGAACGAGTATGGGCCACGCTACCGCAAAGTGGACAGTGCATCATAGTTGAATCCCTCTTTCTACTGCATCAAGTTATATGACTTATAATAGCCCAATAACTTGCAAAAGCAAGATTCAATTTCGAAAGCGAGATTAATTTTCTTTGGTAGTGATCTCAACACCCTCAATGTAGACGTTAAGTTCCAGATTACTGAAGAAGCCACTGTTGCTTAAGGTATGGGTGATCTTATTAACCACCCACAGCTGCTGATCGATAGCTTCCTTAAAACCATAAACTCGGATAGGGGTCTCAGGGAACAGGTCTGGCTGTCCGGTGGCCAGGCTGATACTGAAGGTTGCGATCCCTCTTTGTAATTGCTCAAGCAGTGACTGAGCTGCCCGCATGGCGGTTTCTTTATCACGATAGATTTTTGCAATGTGGCAGACCTGCTTTTCTTTACCGACCATATAGCTGCTGGTTTGCTGTGGGGCGGTAGCTGTTTTGTCAGCGAATTTGGCGGCAGGGTGCCGGGATGTGCTGGCGTTTGCCTGCGGGATTTCCCTCTCTACTTGTACGCTGCTGTTGGCTCGCTCCGGATGTTCGGTATTCAGCCAACTGGCGCTGACACCGGTGTAACCGCCGCGATCTTTCAGTTCAAAACGGTGAGTGTCGCCGTCACTGCGGGTCAGTGTTTTAATAGGGTTTGGCTCGCCACGCGGGCTACGACCAAACCCGGGTTTGATAAACTGCAGGCGCTGGTATTTGATAGTCACTCGTGCACTATTTGCCAAGGCCAACCGGGAAAGAAATTGAACATCGGTCTCATTGGTTTGGTCGATATGCGCAATCTTTATTGCGGCCAACTCATCGCTCAAATAGGGGGCGTTCAGCCCATTACGCGTTGAAATTTGTTGCACGATTTCGCCAAAGGTCTTGTCTGAATAAGACTCGCTGCGGGATTCGTTTAACGAGCCACGAAAATCAACGCTACGGGCTGTGATTGAGATGAGATCTGGAGCGCCAGTGTGGATGATAGTATCGACAATAAACTTGCCCTGGCCAACCAGTGCTGAGTTATTCCAACCAAGAAACAACTCCAGAATGGCCCCTCGACTGGGCAGGGACATCAGGCCATCGCTGTCGTCCAGATTAATGGTCAATTGATCGGCGCTCAGGCCGCCATTATCTACCATGTTTAACGAGATCAGCCGCTGACGGATATCATTGGTAATATCCTTATCTGCCAGCGTCAGGATAAAGTCGGGGGCCGGTTTGGCCCCCATAGGTTGATAAACATCGGCGATCATAATGATATTCCCGTCGCTTTTTGCGCTTTCGCCAGCAGGTCACCTGCCTGGTGGCGCAAATCGCCGAACATGGCATGCAGCGATTCATCTACGCGCTTTAATGTGATGGTGAAGGAAATTTGGCGTGGTTGACCGTTAGCGAAAAATTCTTTGCTGTCCTGAGTGATTTTCTCGATCACGAACATACCGTAAATGGTGCCGCTGCCTTCAATAAGCGGCCAGGCACGCCCTTGTTCGGCCATGGTTTGCAGCGTCAGTAAAGATAGCCGCCCACCGGTTAGCTCAGGCATCAGCTGTCCGCTTAAGGTGATCGTTTCGCCATCCACGCCCAAAAATTGAGCACTTGGTCTTTGGCCTACACGGCTTCCTGTCGGCCAGCGATAGCTCAGCTGACGGTTCATGGATTGGTAGGGCAGGGTGCGTAACATAAATACGAACAGTCCCAGAGTTAGCATCATTAGTCTGGCTCCTTATACCTGCGCATAAGCGCTGAGGTGCTGATTACGGCGAGTATTTTCGATGTCCATCATGGCTGAACGGACGACACGTTCCATTTCGTCACGGGTAGTTCCCTCCGGTACGTTGATGGCGATGTTATTGGTCAGTACGCTGTTATCCGAAAGGTTAGGGGGAGCGGTTGGGCGAACGGCACGATAGTTTTCGTTGCCCAAACTCAACACGCCACCGCTGGGGGAAAGGCTGCTGTCATATTTTTCCGAGGTTGGATCCCGTTTTTCATTGCTAAACCATCCAATGGCCGAATCAATGATGCCTCGTGCCTTGCCGATTAAGCCAATCAACTGGTTAAGCGCATCGCCGGGCAGCCTGAATGCCCAAACCAGCCATTCGCCCAGCATTTTTCCGTAAGCCGCTGCGGTGTTCAGTTCTTCCTGAGTGCTTTTTATCGGTGTCAATAATTGCATAAACCAGTTATAGACCGGTTTTAACTTGTCCATGACGCTGTTGAAGGCAGTAATCACTGGAGAGAATGCATCACCAATAGGACCCATTGCCGTACTGAAACTTTCCGCGACTCCGCCGATAAAGGCGCTAATCGGTTCCCAATATTTATAGATTAAGGCGGCCCCTCCGACGATCGCTGCGACTACGGCGACAATGGGCAGGCTGAGGGCAGCAAAGACTCCGGCTATCATGCCGCCAACGGAAGTGAATACGGTGCCCAGTAGACCCGCACCGGCCATCAGCATGTTAATGGCGCTCAGCGCCGGCACGATAAAGGTACCTATGGCTGACAGGCCGCCAGTCAGTGCGGTTACGGCAATGGCTACCGTCATCAGGGTATTGGCCAACGCAGGGTTTTCTTTTGACCATTGACCCAGAGTGTTCAGCCAGCCGGTTGCGGTTTGCGTCAACTGGCGCAGGGCGGAGTTCTGACCATCGAACAGATCGATGCGGATGTTGTCCCAGGAGGCGAACAGTTTCTTGATATCGCCATCCAGATTATCCCCCCGGATGGTGACCATCGCCTGAGCGGCGCCATCAACGCTCCCCAGACTGTGCCCTTGTGGGGCCAACTGTGCGGCGGTTTGCTCCAGGCCCTGTCCACTCTGGAGGGCTGCCGGTGCGGCGGTCCGCATTTTTTTGTCGAACTCATCAAGGCTCCACTGATAGCTACTGCTGGCTTTGGCCATGATATCGGCGATATTTTCAGCCTGATCGGCCGGCAGCTGAAACGCCTGCTGGATACCCGACAACGCTTTTACTGCCTCCTCGATGCTGCTGCCGCTGGCCTTGGCCAGATTCAGTGCAGCGGGGGCAGCAGCCAAAACTTCCTGAGGGTTGTAGCCAGCGGCGGCCAGAGCGGATTGCGTTTCAGCGACCTCCTGCGGGGACTGTCCCTTGGACACCCTGCCGGTTGCCTGCTGGCGCAGGGCTGTTAACCGGCGGTCATCTTTGTTTAATCCCAACTGCGCCTGCACACCGGACATCTGCTGTTCAAACTTCATACCCGGTGCCAGCAAATCTTTACCGGTGTTGAAGGCAGTACCTGCCAGTCCCAACCCCTTTGAAGCAACATCGTGAATCTTTCCAATTCCGCTCTGTCGGGTTTGAAAATCACCAAGCACTTCTGTGCGTCTTTGCTGACTCAGTTTTTGGCGGGCGCGTTGTTGGCGGCTAAGAAGGTTTTGGGCGGTCTCTGCATTTACTTGTGAGCGTTGCTGGGCGCCGGTTAAATTGGCGGTATCAATCCCTTTGCCCTGGAGCTGTTTTTCCAGATGGCCTTGCTGGAGCGATAAAATGGCTCCACGGGCCTTTTGCACGACGTGATTGAGATTCGCCTGCTGTGCCGTTTCAATATCTTTGGGGGAAGATAAAAACGCGGGCAAAGCCATACGGGTATTTTGAATCGAATCAAGCTCAATCAGTACGTCGGCCTGCGCCGCTTTTATCTTCAGTAATTGGGTTAGTTGAGCCTGGTTTTTTTGTTCTGTTTTTAGCCGCTTTTGCTGGTTGCGGATACTGGTGTCCGCGTTTGCCAACGTTTTTTTGCTGCCGCTGCTACTCATCTGTATTTACTCCACTACGTTGAAGGGCCTTATAGCGCCAGTCCATCAGCTCGGTCAGCGTCATGCCGTTCATCTCCGAGGGCGGCCAGTGAAAAATCACTGCGATATCCGCCATCAGGTCGTCCACGGTCAGAACGGGGTCGATGTTTACTCGGCCGATTTCGGTGACAAAAAACCGATCACCTGGCCGGCCAGCGCAATCAGGTCCGGCAGTTCCAGACGGGCGCACTCTTCTTTGGTCAGGTTTGGATAGGTCACGCGCGGCAGGATGGTGATCAGGGCGTCGACGTCGGCGTTGGCCAGCGCCGCCAGACCGATACCGCGCAGGCTACCTGCATTCGGTTTGGTGACCTGTACTTCACGGATCTCGCTGTCGCCACGTTTGATCGGGGTTTCCAGTACAACGGTATTTTCTGGGGATGCATTCAGTTCCATGGGGGTATCCAATTATTGTCAGGGGAAACAGGGCCAGCACCAAGGCTGGCCATTGAAGTGGTAAATTACAGGCCGATAGCGCGGCGGTGGGCCGCCAGCAGATCCACGCCGTCGACTTTTTCGATCATGTTGACGGTATCGATCTCGATCAGCTCTTTGCCGTCGATGCTCAGCTTGAAGTAGGTACAGTCGGTAGAAACCTTGGTCTCGGTGTCTTCGCCTTGTTTGAAGTCGCCGCTGTCGATTTCTTTGTGGCGACCGCGCATGACCACTTCGAGCGCCGATACTTCACCGGTATCATCGCGCTGGAAAGAACCGGTGAAGCGCAGGGGTACCGCATCGACGCGGCCCCATTGCTTCAGCACCAGCTCATCAATGCCGCCCATGGTCCATTCGACCACCAGCGCATCGTCGTCAAGACCGAAGTCCACTGACGCCGCACCGCTCATACCGCCACCGCGGAATTTCTCCAGCTTGCGGGTCAGTTTTGGCAGGGTCATGGCCGAGACCACGCCCATGTAGTTGAAGCCATCGTTAAACAGGTTCAGGTATTTCAGTTTTTTTGGCAGTGCCATGATTCAGGTCTCCTTAGCTGTTCGCGGACGCGGCGAAGTTCGCCAGGTAGCGGTCGGTAATGCGCTGACGCAGGGTCAAGTCTTCCAGCGGCGGTACCGGGGTGTAGTCGTAATCGATAAACAGCTTGCCGGCCTTCAGGGTTTCCTTGTCGTTGGCGCTTTCGTCATACCAGCAGTCGCCGTCAATGATCAGCCCGGCGGATTTCAGCTCGCGGAACTTGGCTTTGATGCCGTCGATCATGTCGCGGATCAGCGTTGGCGTCACCGGGCGGTCAACGGCCCACAGATGCGCTTCTGCCATGGTGTCAGCCAATACCTGCGCGGTACGGGTGTAGTTTTCGAACTGGAATAACGGATCGTCGGAACAGGTGCGTGAGCCCCAGAACTTGAAGCCGTCTTTGCGGATCAGGGTGGTCACACAGCCTTGGTTTAGCAGGTCAGCGTCGGTGCCGACGGTTTGCAGATCCCAGAATACGCTGGCTGAAATACCGCTGACGCCGTTGACGCCGACGTTGGAAAGAGTCTTATGCCAACCAGTTTCCTGGTCAATTTTGGCGCGCAGACCGAGTGCCCGAGCGGTGGCGTAAGCGATATCGCTGCTGTTGGTGGTGGTATTCCAGTTAACAAAGTCCGGCCAGATCAGCATCAGTTCGCGTTGGCTGAAGCCTGCACGGTACTTGATGGCCTCGGAAACGGTTTTGCAGCCGTACGCGCTGATATAACCGAAGGCGCGCAGTTGCTGGCAGATGCCGGCCAATGCGGTAGCTACTTCCAGGTTGTCGTGGCCTGGCACCCCCAGAATACGCGGCTTCACGCCCAGCTCGGCCTGTGCCGTCAGCAAGGCTTTCATGCCGGTGTATTTACCGTTTTCATCGGCGCCGCCAATGATATTGGAAGTGGTTTCAGCCTCGTCTTTGCCTTCCGCCACGCGTACCACGACGGTGACCGGTTTGGCCTGCTCGGCGATCGCCAGCAGCGAGCGTGCCAGGGTGCCATTCTTGCCGGCCTTGCCACTGGCGGCCAGAACGTCAGTGATCAACACCGGAGTGTTGAGGGGGAACAGGGTTGCATCGGCATCTTCTGCAGTGCAAACCATGCCGATAATCGCCGTTGAGACGGTGGAAATTACGCGGGTGCCTTCGTTGATTTCAAGGACACGCACGCCGTGGTGATAATCACCCATAGCATTACTCCGTTTGTGGTTGGTAACAACAGAATGCCTTTCGTGACGGGGTCGCGCATCTCATTGGGTATGTATGAGAACTGGTACAACAGCAGGAAAATTAAGATAAAAAAAACGCCCCAGGCGGGGCGTTTAGCGTGTAGTTATTGCGGTGGCTGTGGCCAGTCGATGTCTGGGGCATCTTCTGGTTTTATCCGACTGAGCTGCACGGAGTATTTCTCCCAGGCAATAAGTTTTGTTTTTTCATTCTGGGTCGCTTCATCGTATTTAACAGCACGTGATAATGGGGCAATAACAGCCTCTGCTTTTTCAGCTTGCAGGTGCTTTCTGGTTATAGCCATCATTATTAACTGCTCCTGAGTGGGCTGAGGCGCCTCGACCCAAGCGGGGAAGCCCGATTTATCGGCTCCCCTAATCTTGCCTTCAGGTGGCGACAATACGAACGTGTTATAGACTTCATTATCTATGCTTACCAAATCGTCAGGTAAGGTGCCTGCTTTGCGGTAATCATCCAACATTTCTGCAGGGTAGAAGCTGCTTGTTGTAGAACTGAATTTATATGTAGTCATCATTAGTATCCTACTGCCATCCAATAGACGTCGCGCTCGGCGGCTCCATGGAACCAGGTAAAAGCATCTCGTGCTCCGCTTAAATCACTCACTTGTGGGTTCCAGGTAGTTTGATACCCTTGTGCAAAGTTCTTGATAGTGACTGAAACATGCAGCAGGCGATTAGGAACGGAGATATTTAAAGCGATCCGATAGGCTTCTCCATTATTAGTATTATTACCGATTGCGTGCCCACCTTGAAAATAGATACCTGTGCGGTGATCTTTGTACCACCAGTTGTCGCCGTTAACTGAGAGTTGACCGCTTTCACGTATCCGATCGTTGATCCAGTTGTTCAGATAACCTCCCCAAACGGGGCCGCCAATATTGCCATCAGTCTGGAATGTAGTGCCACCAACATACAAATTAGCGCCTAAGTGACTTTCTCCTGCGACATATAATGTGTGATCAATATAAGCATCTACGCCAACCGAAAAGTTTTCATTAGCTCTAACGGTCTTGGCTCCCAAGGTTAATTGACCCTGTTTTTCATTGATAATGCGAACGTCATAATCCGTATTAGCATTGGCGTAATGGAAATCTATATAAGGGGATGTTCCGAACAGTTCGACACCGGCTTTAGCTGTCAGTTGGCCTGAAATAACCGAGTTACCATTCACCGATAATGACGGAGTGGTCAGCCCAGATTTTGTTTCGATGGCGCCATTTACTGTCAAACCACCGGTTATGTTATCGCCGCTCTGTTTGACAAACTTGCCGTCGGCCTCGGCCTTGCTGTAGGCCCCGACATCTGCCGCTGTAGGTTTATAGGCTGTGGTATAAATTCGATACCACGACAGCGGTTTCTCCGGAACGGTGGAAATACCGATATAGGCAGCCGCGCTGTTTTGTATTGCCAAATAACCACTGGAAGGTCCTCCATCGCAAGGGAGATTGAGAACGCCATAGGTACCTGATCCAGGAGCGTTTTTTGATAAGTTATTCACCCGATAAATTTCACCAAGGTTACTATAGGCATCGGCATGATGCTTTATACCTGCACCGAAACCGAAAGCGCCGACCTCCATCAAATTTGTAGCTTCAGTCCCCACATTTCTCGTTGCCGCATTACCCAGTGCGAGATTGCCACGTGCGACGGCCTTGTTGGTCAGATCCGAAAGGTTATCGGTTTTTTTGAGGCTTGCATCATTAACCGCCTTCACCGCTTTTGGCGTCGCCGCCAGGACTTCGCTGTTGCTATTGCTGTCGCTGCTCAATTGGGTAAACCCTTTGGCCAGCAGGGTGGCATCCGGGTGGTTACGTGAACGGGCATGTTCGGCGATAGCCGCATCCAACGTATCGCGGGAAACCAGCACGGCGGTTTTGTCCGCCACGATCACTGCGCTGGCATCACCTTTGATCAGCAGGACCATGCGTACTACTTGAGTGCGACCGGCACCTTCGGCCAGCAACGGCTTGTAAGTGTCGGGGGTGTTAGCCACGGCCACCAGCACGCCATTTTTATCGTACAGCCCCAGTTCGCGGATCCACCAGCCGCCAGTATCTTCCGGGATCACCTGCTCGGCGATCACCTGGTTGCTGCTGCTGGCGTTAACCTGCAGGGAATTGAGCGCGGCGCGTCGCTTCTCGTTCACCAGTTTGGTTTGGTTTTCGCTGGGCAAAGTGGCTGAGCCACCGCCGTCGCCGACCGCCATCTGGGTGATCTCCAGCTTCTGGCCGGTTGCCGCGGCGTTAGCCAGCAGCGCTTTGCCCTGATCGGTGAGCAGGGCGCGGTATTTTGCTGTCATGTCGTTGCTCTCTTCTGTTTGTCGGCCGGATAGTTGAGGCCGCTCTTGTACATCACATACAGGCTCAATCCGCGCAGGATTTCACCCGACCAAAAACCGAAGAACATCCCGTTGTCCGTGCCGGGACGCGGTGCCGGCGACCAGGCGCCATCCATCACATCCCCACTGGTGAGATAATTCTTCTGTAACTCCGTAACACATTGTTCAATAAAGTGTTCTGTTCCAATGATCTCGCTACCGGCCATTTTTGCCATCACGGCTCCGGCCAACCAAAGGCCACACATATGGCCGGTAAAGTCATGTTTATCGGGTTGTGGGATGCCGGTCATCGGGAAATCGGTCGGTGTAATACCGCCAGAATCCTGAGTAAAACCAACCAGCCAGCTCAACCAGTTTTCGACATAGCCGACCAATTTGGCCGGCGGTGTTTTACCCGCCAGTTTCAGCTCATGCCAGGCGCGCGCAGCGCTAAAGAAAGCTCGCGGCTGATAACCGGACCAGGCAGTCCCATCGCCCCAGTGATACATGGTCCAGCTGTCCGCGTTGCCGTAGCTCAGGTTGTCCCAGCGATTCCAGATATAAGCGGAAGCGCCGGGCCCCAATACGCCAAACTGCTGCTGGTACCATTGCTGTGACTGCCACAGAAACTCGGTCATGTTGTTCAGCATCAGACCGTCGGGATCGGCATCGGCATGCACGAAAATGAAGGGGTATTGGTAGCCTGGATAAGGCATGCCGTGCCAGCCGTCGAACTGTTGGCTGTCTGCCTGATAGATATTGGAAAAGGGGATCACGCCGGGGGTGCAGAACAGGCTGTCCTGGCGGTGGCCCAGTAGGGTGCAATCCCCCAAAAGCGCGGTATAAGGGTTTTCCGCCTGCAGCGTGATGCGGTATTTGATGGTGTAGCCATCGTCGGCGCTGAAGGTCGGCGGAATATCATTCAGTACGTAGTAACTGAAGTTGGCGTCCGCTACGTTGCCGTCTTGCAGAATAGTGACCTGGTCAACCGTACTGAAATTAGGATGGGCAGGTTTCTCATCAGTATCCTGATGGTCCGGTTGATAACCGCTTAGCACCGCACTTGCAGGGGCAAAGGTCGCCAGCCTCCATTGGCCCCCGGTGGCAGGCAGCATCCAGTACCAGCGCCATTGGTCGTCGTCCTCTAGCCGTAGGTTGAAGTCGGCATCGGCGCGATAAACCAATTGATTAACAGGAAAACGTTCTTCGGCCGTCAGCCAGGCACCGATCACCATTCCGGCGTCATCGTTAGGGTAGTGCGCGTTGATTACCGTTGCGCTGCGCCGATCGTAAACCTGCTCCTCAAACAGGCTGCCGATCGCGCAACCGCCGTAATCGGTCACGGCACGCAGGTCGGCCAGCAGATAATCGCTGCCGTCTTTGCGGGTCAACGCCGCCAGACTGGTGAGTGGGATATCGTAAGTTTTTACCTGAGTTTGGGTGGACTGCGGCAGACCTATGCCCCAGTAAGTGGCTTGTGTCGCATCTTTTTCTGGTGCGACAGCAAGCTGTAATTTGCAGGAAATCGGCTGGTTTTTGTCATCAACACCGCCGAAACTGGTGCGTACTTTCGATTGGTTGTTGATGCGGAACCACACCGCCTGCTGCTCCAGCGACTGTTGCGAGGCCACCTCTTTGCGCAGGCTGATCATGCCTTCGGCGTTGCGTGCATAACTGACGGGCGCATCGGCAGGATATGACCAGTCGTAGGAGATGCCGTCGGTGAAGGGAGTATTGGCATGCAAGCTCTGGCGGAAGAACTTATCCTGCGCGTCAATATCGGTGTATTCCATTGCGGTGAATTCAACGCTTTTCCAGGCGTTGAAATAGCGCTGCTCGCCGGTGATTTTGTACAGCAGGTGACAGGCATCGGCGAACCATAGCTCGGCGTCTGCCGCATTGCCCATGGCATTGTGCGGGACGGGTACATGCAGCGGACGATTGTGCTGAACCTGATTACGTTCAATCATGATGCCGCCGTGCTCGATGGGCTGACGATTGGCGAAGTTCAGCTTATGACTGCCGTTGAGCGTGTCATCTTTCAGTTGAACGGTACCAAACTGCGCAGCGGGCAGACCCTGGGCCAGAATGTCGCCGTCGGCGCTAATCTGATAACCCTGCCAGTTAATGATCCACGCGACGTCGTAACGCTTGCCGTCACTGCTCCAGTCCACGTTGCCGGCGGCGTCAATTGCACGCACCTGCGCATTGATGGCGTCCCAGGCCAGGGTACCGTCAAAGGCGAAAGTAGCGATATCCAGATATTCTCCCCAGTAAGGTGCGCCCTGCGGGATCTGCGTTTTGCCTTTAGTGAAGGTCATGGGGACGCCTTTGAAACCGCTGTGCGTCGGATCTTTACTGTCTACCGGCCAGTTGGCAGGTACCGGCTCCTTGGCATTGACGATCCAGTTGGCTACCCAACGCTGAGGGGGTTCCGGGATGGGGGCACCGTCGTAAAAATGAGTTACATAAGCATCGAAACAGGCAATGGCCTGATCCAGATACTTCTGTTGTTGGGTTGCCAGGTAGGCATGGGCATAGCCGAGAATTTGCAACGCCTGCCCCTCGGTGGTGGCGTCATTGGGCAATCCCGCCATGCGGGAAAGCTCTCGTTCATGGCGTGAGTCGGCCAGAACATGTTCTGCGTTGAGAACAAAATGTTGTTGGGTCGAATCCAGGGTGGTGCCGGTATTACGTTGTAAAAACTGATAGTGACCCTCCAGCATCTGGCGGGCGAACTCGACATAATCCGGATATACCGTGGTTATCTCGGCGTCGTAATGGCCACCGGCCACCTCGATATTGCCTGAGGCCTCCAGGTTCAGCGCAAGACCGGTCAGGTGGCGGCTGACCGGCTTGGCGTCGGCGATCATCCGTTCCATTTCCAGGTACATTTCTTCGGTGATGCCATTCTCCAGCACGCCGATATCCAGTGAAAAGGTGCCGGGTTCCGCGTTGGTTTCCCACCATTCACGCAGTTTGATCAGATAACCCAATGGCTCCACCACGCGGCGGATGGCACCGATAGTGCCTTTATGGCGATGCACGAAGAAGGCAGAGGAGACGACGCTGCGTTTGGTTTCTTCCGTCCACCCCTCATCCCAGTGATCGACCGAAAACGCCCAGGCCAGATACGGCAGCAGGTTGACCGGGCAGGTGGCCGGGTTCCACAATTCCCGCAGCGGTACCGGCATCGTGGCCAGCTTGGCGCAGGCGGCGGCCGCAGCGACCTCCAGAGGTGAAGAGCCTACCGGCAACAGGCGGTTACTCATCGGAGCCTCCTACCGTCAGAAGATAGCTGGCACAGTACGACGCCTGGGTTTTATCCAGCACGATGTCGGCCTGCGGGCTTTTCAGTTCCACCCGTTGCACTCCTTCGGCATGCAGAGCGGCATAAATCGCCGACAGACGGATATCACGGCCCAGGCGGTGTTGCGCGCTGATATAGCTTTTCAGCTTGGCTTCGGCAGCGCGGTGGATCGGTTCGGCTTCCGGACCAGGGTAGAGATAGAGCAGCGCATCGATATTGTAATTGACGATAGTGGCGGAGCGGACGGTGACCCGATCCGCCACCGGGCGCACGTCTTCATCGTTCAGCGCTTTATCGACAATAGCCACCAGCTCGGCGCTGGCGGTGCCATCACCCTCACGTGAGAGTACTGAAATCAGTACGTTGGCCGGGCTGGGGCTGGTGGCAGAAACATCGGCTACCCGGCCATCGGCGGAACGGCCGTGGTATTCGTAGGAACCGCTGGAGCCGGCAACGCTCAGACCTTCGAATGCCTGCTGGATGCGCACACGGAAATCGCTGTCGGACTCCATAATCGCCGCCACCGGCGGAATGACCGTATTGTCAGGCTGCTGGACCACCAGGCGTTCAACCTGGAAGTTACCGCCAAGCTGATCGAGATCGCTACCGCCGGCATAGCCGAGCATCACCGCCTGAGCGGCCTCATTGATGCGTTGGCGCAGGATCAGTTCGCGGTATGCGTTTTCCTGCAGCAGTTTGACGATCGGTTCCGACTCTAGCGTCAGTGTGCGTGCAATGGCTTCACGCTGTTCTTCCGGGTAAAGGGAAATCAGCGTGGCCTTGCGATCGGCCAGCAGCGACTCGTAGTCGAGGGGATCCACCACCGTGGGGGCGGGTAATAAGCTCAGGTCAATGGTTGCCATGGTGTCAGCTCACAGAAACAGAAAGAGAAAAGGTATCCGGCGTATCGGTACGGTTGCCGGTAATGTCGACCACCATTTTTCCGTCGATGGTGGTGTTAAAGGTGATGCCGCTTAGTTGAATACGCGGCTCCCACTGCAGCAGCGCGCTGTAGCAGGCGGCCATAATCTGCAGCCGCAGCACGTCGTTTTGCGGCTGATCCAGCAGCTCGGACAGCAGCGAACCGTAATTGCGGCGCATGATGCGTGAGCCGATCGGGGTGATTAAAATGTCGCTCACCGACTGGCGGATATGGTCAAGATCGGTGATCGTGCGACCGGAGCCGCGGTTCATGCCGAGATATTTCGCGTTATTCATGCTGGTTTATCCGTTTGGCCTCCGCCGTTTTGCACGCCGCCGTGGGTGTGGGTATGTACCACCACGCCGTTAGAACTGATGCTGCCGCCGGAGTGGTTGAGATCGCCGGTCATCGAGCCGCCCTGCCGGATGGCGATGGTGCCGGCGGTTAATAGCTGGGTGCATTCCACTTCGGGGGCATCCAGCGTGATCTTGCTCGTTGCACGACAGGTGATGGCCGGTGCAGTGACGTTTACCTGCTCTGTGGCTTCAATGGTGGCGCTTTTGATACCCGTGACTTTCAGTGCCCCCTCTGCCGGTTCGTATTCGATCACCGCGCCGTCAGGGAAGGTGATGTGTGCCGCCTGAGCCGAGGTTGACGGCGCGGGATGGGCATCGGAAAAAATGCCGGGTAGCACGAAGGCGGTGTCGAGCTCGCCTCCCAGCGACAGCACCAGCACCTGTTCACCTACGCTGGGCGCCCACCAGTAACGAGCATCACCGGCTCGGCCGGTTAGCCAGTTAAGCCAATCGGTGAGGTTGCCACCGGTGGCAACGCGACAGCGCCCGCGTTCGAGGTCGATCTCGCTGATGGTGCCGATGCGTATCAGGTTGCGCACCAGGCGCTGAATATCGAAGTTGTCTGTGTTCATCTGTTAAGAATGCCGCCGTGTAAGGAGGGCGACAACGCGGCGGCGTTTAGCTGACGCCAGCACAACAGAAGCCGTCCCTCGGGTCAGTTTATGGCTGCTGAAATTGGCTGATCAGCTCACCGTGCAGGTAAACGCGGGTGAAGCGAATAACGTTCTCCGGCTCTGGCGGCTCGGCCAGAGGAGTGATATGCAGAGCGCCATCGCGTTGTTCCACCTGAATGCGTTCGGTCAATTGCAGTTGAAGATCTAGCTGGCCGGCAGCGCTGACGTCGCGTTTAAAGGCAAAACCGCTTTTACGTTTATCCGGGTTGGCGAGAATGTCGGGCTGGTGACTGCGTAACCAGGCCAAGACAGTGACCATCACCAGGTCTTCTTCGGCTGTCTGATCGCTCAGCGTCAGATTGAGCTGGTATTGGTATTCGAATGACAGCGAAGGGCCTAATGTCGAGACTACGCGGCCATTATCCAGGCTGATGTGTAACTTATCCGGGTGCGTCTGCAGGTCTGGCAGAGCGGTGGTCAGCGCAGTACGCAACTGCTCGGGTTTTAACATGATGTCTCTCCTTAAATGGTTGAAGCGAAGCCGCCACGATCAGCGCTGGACACCTTGCAGGCACAACGCCAGTTCGGCAGTGCGACGGCGTTCCAGCCCCTGGCTTTTAACGCCGTTGACATAGATCCAGCGCGGTAGCTGATCGCAAGCTGCCTGCCATTGTTGGCGTTTGATAAAGGTGGCCAATGTGGAATTGCAGGCAGCGCTGACGCCAACGTTGAAGGCAAAGGCGCTGACTGCGTCGTAAACCGGCTGAGGCATCTCTACCGCCATGCAGCGGGCTATCCCTCTTTCGACGGTGCGGACATCCTCGATCAGATTGGCCGCTGCCTGACGTTCGTTGATGACGGAACCGGATTTCACACCGGCGGTATGGCCGATGCCGTTGGTCCAGACTCCGGCACTGCACTGATAGGGGGCGAGCCGGCAGCCTTCGAAATCGGTAATCAGGCGCAATCCCTGCTCAGAGGTGTGCAGGGTATTGAACTGCGGCAGCAGGGTGACGAGGGCCAGAATAGCCGCCACGCTGCAGCGTTTAGCGAGTGAGCTCATCGTAGACTCCGCGTTTCAAGCCGTTTTTTTTTAACGATTTCAACAGCTGGTAACTTTTACGCCGGTAGTACCAATTCACTGCGAAAGTACCGACACCGACCGCAGCGCCGACCAGGAGGGCAATGTCCTGTGTGGAATGTCGCCCCATCCAGGCCAGGCAGGCCGCCGTGAGGTAGGCAAGCGTTGAGGTAAGTTTCTCCATCGCTTAGTCCCACAGTTTGACGGTTTCTCGTTGAGCGGCCGCCGGCAGATCCGGCAGTTCGACCGGATGACCGTGGGGGAGTAGCGGGCCTGCGTCGGCCAGATCGCGATTAGCGAGATAGACCTGCTCCACCAGACGCTGAGTGCTGCCGTAATAGCGCCAGCAAATCGCGTCGATGGTGTCGCCTTGTTGTGCATAAATTTTCATCATTACGCTCCTGCGTGGGGGAAAATGCGGTAGGCGCGGAGGCCCTGGATATACGCCAGTTTCCCGTAGCAGGCAGACGTCGGCAACGCGATGGGGTTGTGGATGGGCTGGCACAACCGAAGGGAGAAAATGCTGAACGCAGAAACAAAAACACCCGCCGGCGGCGGGTGTTGGAAAGGGGGGGAGCGTAAGCAGGGACTGGTTTAACGAGAGTCTTGTCCGTCGGCCGGGTAAAATATTTCTTGATAATCATTGTCTGGCAGCACCTGGCCGGCCAGATCCGAAATCAGCGACATGGCGATCAGAAATTCGGCGGCATTGCACTGCGCAGCCTGCGAAACATCGGCGATGAACTGGATGCGGGACAGTGTTAGCTGTTGTTTATCCATAATTTCCACTGTTCTTGCCCTCTCTTAAGTATACTGTTTATTTATACAGTATTAAGCAAAACGCTAAAGGCGTCAATGATTGGATTTATCATTTGTGCAGTAAAAATTGGCCCAGTCATTGATTAGCGGAAATTGTACAAGTTGACCGCCAAAGCTGATTTTCCCTCCTCTTGCTAATACTTCCAGCTGCCAGCGCTGAGGATCGATACCTGTCTGTCGAAGATCGCGGGCAATCGTCAGGCAATACTGCTGTTGTGCTGGAGTCAGACGTGCGGAGGGCGCCGGTTTTGGGGCATTAAATGGGGGGGATCCACAGTTATTGACAGAACTCCAAGGTGTCGCAGATTCGCTTTTTTTGGCGACGATGCGCCATTGCAGCGTCCTTGTCCGGTATACCCGTTCGGAACCCAGATGAGGAGCATAAATACCGACCACTTTTTGCACCCGTTCGTCATAGCTGTTCAGTGTGGGCGAATCATCACGCGCTACACGTACCCATTGCCGACTGCGGGGCACGTTGGCACCGCCCTGGGCATCGATATAACCGGAGAAGTCGCCAGTATCGGCGGCGGCGCGTACGGCTTCGGTTCGCTCATCGAACTGCTGCGTCAGGCTTTGCCCACGAATGCGACGACACTCGCGGTATGCGCCCATGCTGGGTAAACCAAAAGGATGAAACTGCGGAATACGCCAGGTGCTGGCCCAGGCGCTGACGGCATTGGCGGTTTCACTCAGCGGGGTACCGGTCTCATGATCGAGTTCTTCCTCCAGCGCATAGCCATCGAGATTCTTGGCAATGTATTTGGCCATGTAAGCTGTCGCCCCTCCTCGATTCAGGTGCTTATACTGGAGACGATTCTCTTGCGCACCGGGTTCCCCGGTATTCTGCTGCAGTGCATAACGGAGCAGAATGTCGATCACCGGTTGACGGTGATGATGGGGAGTAAACAGCATCAGGTGCCAATGCGGCGTACCGTCGTGGTGTGGTTCCACCACCCGGATACCGTAGACCTGGAGTTGACGATCCTTAAATGCGGTGCGCATTTTGCTCCATTGCTTCACCAGGTAGCGTTGGCCGTCTTTTGGGGTGAAGTCTTCACGATCCCAGCGGTGATTGAAGCGCGCCTTGCCGTGGCCACCTAGGGTGCGAGTGGGGTGAAAACGTGCGGGAGTCGTCAGGGTGACAAACAGCCCGATATGGGTGCTGCGCGCGGCGTAGGTTTCAATGCCTGCGAGGGTATTCATTAGCTCCATACGGCGGATCGCCGGGTTGGCGATGCTGCTCAGCACTTTCTCCATCAGATCGACACGCTCCCCGGTAACGGTATTTTCCAAATCGCAGCGGCGAAGATAATCCTGGTTTGATTGACGGCGCGCCTTCACGTCACGAATGGCCTGACGGCTGGCATAGGGGGAAGTGTTGCGGCTGACGTTGCCAATGGCGATCAGCAGCGCTTCGCGCCACTGCATACGTTGCATCTTCAGGCGCCGTTGCCACCAACGATCGCTGGTCAGTCTGGACAGCGCCGCTACCGCGCGATGGCTGTCCAGCAACCCTTTGCGATAACAGTGCCAGTGCATGGGCTGAATATTAAAAGCGCGTGCCATACCGGCAATCTGGCCATACAGCTGTGATTGAGTTTCGTCCCGCAGCAGGACAGAGTAGTCTCCTGCATGCCTGGTCAGTAGGCTGTCGCACTCGCTTTGATAAAGTGCCAGTAATTGACCGGCGATCCGTTTTGCCAATTGTTCCAGCGCCTTGTCGCCCAACGTTGGCAAAGCGCTATAGCTGTCGGCTTCATTGCCAAAGTGCATTGAGGCTTGGTGATTTTGGCCAAATTTATGGTTCACTTGCTGGATCCGTGGCCATATACGGCGGTCGAAAACCCGAACCAGATAGTGCCAGGCAGCCTGCGCGCCTTGCTGACGCAACAGAAGTTGGTGGCGCTCGGTAAACTTTATGCGCAAATAATAAGGCAGGGTATTGATGCGGCGCAGCGAGGCCTGCCACTGGCGTAGCCGATCGCGGTTAAGCGTGGGTTCGCGACCAATAGCTGGCCGCGGAGCATTCCAGGGATAGACACCTTCAAACAAGGGCGAAGGCGGGGGGCCAATAAGGTCGGGGGGAGCCGGCATCGTCTTAGCGCCGGATAAAGTGACGTTGCTGAGCTTCTGCGATCTCCTGGCAGGCGACGCAGCGGCTTACGCCGGGAATAGCCCGGCGTCGTACCTCCGGGATCGCCCCATCACAGTCTATGCAAAATTGCGCTGAGGCTTGGGTGACTACGGGCCTGGCGTGCGCGATCTGCTTTTCGAGCATCAAGGCCTGGCGTTCTTGCGCCATATCTATGGTATCAGCCATGGTGTTTTCTCCAGATAGGGTAAATTTGGGCCGAACGGCATCCGGCGGGTTGCACGCCAGAAGTTGCAGAACGACTATTTTTTCTGATTCAGCAGGCAATCTTCTTCGCTGATATAGCGTGGTAGTGATTTGCCCAGTTCAATCAATGCATTGAGTGCAGCAACAATTTTCTGTCGCTGGGGATAACTCATCTCGTGGAACTGCAACATCACGTGACGCTCGGTCAGGCCTGCATGAAAGCAGAGCGTGTGGCGTAGATGCAGCGGTGCCGTGTTGTAGATCTCCTCGGCCTGATTTTTATATTGGGCGAATAGCGTGCGGCGGATTTCAGCGATACGCCGTAGGCCGATAGCCCGTTGCTCTTCACTCGCCAACAGCATGGCAACCTCCCTGGATGCTAAGTGATCAATGGGCTTGCAAAAGCGAGGCAGATCTCGGTTCGAATCACCCTCACTGTGTGAGCAACGAGCCTGCTTACCGTTAACCAATGGGAGCATAACTTGCTATTGGACTACCACGATGTTTGCATTTTCATCAATCATGTCGCATCATCTTAACTAAAGTGACATTTAAGCCGTTTGTGAAACATTCATGTGGCACTTTAGATCGCAAAATGCGACTTGTAAATGCAAATTTTGATTTTAATCGGTGATGATATGCGTGAAGAGACTGTGAACGATAACGCCTCAGTAGGCGCAGTGATTGAAAGGATCCTTTCATCTTATGGTGTTGGCACGCAGAAAGAGCTGAGTGAAATCCTGGGGATAGCCCCTAACAACATCAGCAGTTGGCAGCAACGTGGCAGCGTGCCCGGCTATGTGATCATCAGCTGCGCACTGGCTACGGGTGCTGATTTGGCCTGGCTTATGACCGGAGAGCTTGCAAAAGCAAAAAGTGAACGTAAACCGATTCAACCTGCGCAGGGAAAAGCGCTTTACGATCGAGTTCTGGCTTCTGGCGGTAAAGGTGTGCTGCGTCGCATCCTCGATGCCTATGGCTTCAGTCTGCAGAAAGAACTGGGAGATTTACTGGGTATTTCGTCGGGCACCATGAGCACCTGGGTTCGTCGTAATTATTTTCCGGGAGATATCGTGGTGACCTGCGCTCTGGATACCGGCGTTTCTTTGTTGTGGCTGGCGACCGGGCAGGGGGAAATGGGCAGTGGCGGCTCGGCGGTGGCGGTACCTACTGGCGGGCGGGCGCTGCCGAAATACCGGCTCGTCGCCGGGCAGTTGAAAGATGCGGGAGAATGGCTGGCGGACAGCTCGCTGATCCCGGCAGGGATAGCTCAGCCGGCTTACGTTGACGGCGGTCGGTTATCCTGGCTGGTGGATTTGGCTGTGACGCACATTGCCAATGGCCGTTGGCTGATCGATATCGATGGCAATATCGACGTCTATGATATTGCGCGTTTGCCGGGCAATCAGGTACAGGTCAGCGGGGGAAATGCTGACTTCCAGTGTTCCACTGATGCGCTGAAAGCCTTGGGCATGGTCTGGTTGACTCTGACACCTCAGGCATAA